AATTAGCATTAGTAGTCCAGCTATCATACATATCAACGCACCTATCGCACCATATAACTTATCACTATTCACATCTCATCTCCTTTCTTAGCAGATTATTAATGCATCTCTCATACCTCCTTTCACTTTACGGGACTTGAGACCGTCATTGGTCGCATTACACAGTATCAGCTCATCGAGTGCCTTATGCATAAGGTTGATGCAACCTCTCGCCGATACTGTGCTCTCTGCAGAAACTACTCAGTTACCCAAGCAGGTAACCTACCATTCCGTTCATAAAACGCTACTATTGCATATTCAATTGCTTCATACATAACAACCTCCCAATTGTTAATGATTATACGAATGTTTCATCTTGACACAACTGGCATAGACCATTTATGTCGTACTCTTTTTTGCCTACCTCATCAAACTCACTCTCAGCAATGCTCTTCTCACACATAGGACACTTACCTAATTTAATCAGTTCAACCTGTGTCCTAAACCCTGCCATAGACAGTATCTTCATTGTTCCTTCACGCATCTCCCGTCTCCTTTGTTACCCAGCATTAAACGAACTTAGCACTACACCTTTCTTCATATCTGCACTAGCTTTACCAAGCAACATACCATCAACGTGTTCCCAGCTACACCAAGTGCCATACAACTCTTCATCTGTACCGTCCCAATCTACTTTGCTTGGGTGTATCAGCTTAGCTTGATCAAGTGTCTCAGCACATACTACGACACTGTCGTATGTATCGTACTCATTGTTCACATTCTGTCGTAACAGGTATATGTTCAAACCACTCTCCTGTTTCGTAAAGTTAAACTCTAATTGCTCTTCGCTACGCATAACGACTCCTTCCAGCACTTAGTACATATGTCACGACCACAGCTATACTTCTCACTAGGTCGTTCCCACAGTAGGGTTTGTATTAACACCATTTCACCACATACATTACAATGCTCCCATTGACCATACTCATCTATGACACCACTCATTGTACACCTCATTCACTGTTACCATACAGTATCTAAAGTTAATAAAAAAAAGAAGAAGATATAGGGCGACAGGTCGTAACCCGTCGCCCTTAATCTTATAGTGCGAAGTTCGAGTTCGCAGTAGCTTTATAACTACTTTGAGGTGGATTTGCTCTTACAAGCAAGTTCATATCCTCGGCAATCGGTATACCTTTACCAAAATTACCTATCTTTGCCCAATAAGTAAATTCTTTTTGCTGTTTCGTTTGCTTATCGACCCACTTATCTGTCTTTGAAGCTAATGGTAACCCTATAAGCAGAGCTTTTTCTTCAGGTTCGTCTCCAGCCGTATACTTGTCGTATACAGTATCTTTTATAGTTACTTGACGAACTGCTTCAACGATAATCGGCTCGTCATAATAATATACGGCAACGCCGTCTATCATTTCTTTGAGTAGATTAACTTGTAATATGACTTCTGGTTGTTTTGTTTGTGTCATAATGCACTCCCTTTTAAGTACTTTGTAATTAATTTATAATAAAGCAGGTGTAAACTGCTGAAAAGTGCCACATTTCTCCCAAAACCAAACCTACCACAAATTTGAGATTTGTCAAAAAAGCTCGTAACCCGTTGAAACCAAACGGGTTGCGTGACCTGTGTTAAGTCAAAAAAGCTCAAATCGTGTCAAATCGTGACCAAACTGCATAACAAGTAAAAAAAAAAAACAAGATAGGAACATAGACAAAACTTGTTATTGTGATAAGTGTCAAGGACTTGACAGATAATAGACAAAAAATATAATACAAAATACATATTCTTTTTTTTTTTTTTTTTTTCTCTTAGAGACAAGTATCAAGTAACCAGTAACAAGTTATAAATATAAGTCTTATATAGGGTTACGTGACCCCCCACCCTGTTCGATTTCATATCTACCCCCCTCTACGTTATCTAGGTGAACCTCTAGAAATACTCAGTTTTTTCTGAGATGTTAACATTTGTTAACTTTTATCAACTTTTATCAACAAAATATTTTGGAATTTTTATAAAATTTGTTAACTTTTTGCCTACAAACGTTAACGTTTTGCCTACAAATGTTAACAAAATTTCCGATTTTTTCCATTTTTAGCGTTAACATTTGTTAACTTTTATCAACTTTTATCAACATTCACCTTGACAACCCTGAAAAATATGATATACTTTTCATTATAGGAGGTGACATGGAAGAATTTTTCGAGGACTACGGGCCGGATAAATCAAGTGACGAGTGTTACGAGGCACTCATGGATCTCAAAGAGGAGGCTATACGCGCGTCTAAGGCGCTAGCGGCGGAAGGAGACGATGCACTTGCCACGTTGCTCGCTTCTCTCTATATAGCGAACCAAAACCAGATGACCATCCTGTGGCATCATCTAGCTAGGCTAGAAAAAAAAATAGACAAGTTATCTATAGGAATACCCAAGAACAGATTGAAGTAATAAAAAATTATTTTTAATAATATATTTTGTTTTTTTTTTTTTTAAGGAGGTTATATGATTGCTTTATTCGTTAAGAAATGTAGGGACTGTGACAACTTGAATACAAATAGGTGCCCTATTAGAGTGTGGGAACGGAACGAAGGCGAATACGTGGTACGCGGCATAGGGGCCGTTAAGAAGAAACCGATCAACCCTAGTAAAGATTACTGTTCAAGATTTATAAAAAAGGAGGAATAATGAGTCACGCAATGAGAATTAATCAGACGCTTTGGGATGCTGTTGAGGTGGAAGCCGCAAAACGTATCGCGAAGCCTACACATCTGGTGCTTACAGCTATCAGACGTGAGCTTGGATTAGAGTCTGCAGCGATAACTACACAGGAGGTGTTTGATGGTGACAAACGATCGAGTGGATGCACGGATGATGTGTGCGGGCCGGAGGACGGGGAAGACTCAGGCGATGGAGATTACAGCCCTTTGGCAGGAAATGTTAGCCAAATCAGGCTCTGGCAGGCTAAACTTGAGCAAGCACAGACTGAGCACGAGGGTTACAGGAATGGAGTCTCAGAAGACGACTGGGACCTGGAACAACGTTCCGATTATGTGGTCGACTGTGTTAAACGGATTGAAGAAGCTAAGCTTGAGCTTCATGCGCTGGTTCCAGCGCGAGAGGAGGGATGAGATGGCTTGTACAACAACATTAACGCCTAGTGATATGACAGGGTATGAGATAAACTACCAGCACCAGCCATATGGTCAGAGCATACAGCTGACGCAGCAGGCGCTGAACGACAGCGCGCTGATACAGCAAGCCGGAGCAGGTCAAGCACTCCAAGCACTCCAGGGGCAGACGTTTACGGGAGCCCTATGGGATGAGGCTGAGGTGAGACCTGTTATAGGAGCAACTTTCATGGAGGCGAATGACCTTATGTATCGCTGGGAAGACGGGACTGAAACGGTCATAAAGAAGCCTGAACCTATCGTCTCATTTAGCAAATGGTTAGAGAAAAAGTACAACTCGTAAGTGTCTGCGAATAAAGAGATTACGCATTGACAAAAAGACATAAATGTAGTATGCTATTATTAGATGGATATTATAGATAACTATATAAGATTTAAAGCAAACCCCGAAAATGACAAGAAGGACGACACGTTCTTTTGTAGCAATTTCGGGGTTTCTCTTTCTGATTTACGGAAGGAGAAACGTGCCTATAAGACCTGGGCTAAAGAAGCCCTCGGCATACGACGTGATCATTATGCTGAAAGCATGGTCGAGATAGACAAATCTTTATTTATAGCCGCCAAGAATGGAGACACGAAGGCGGCTGATCTTTTATATAGACGTTTTGACGGGTGGAACCCAAAGATCGTCGAGCAGAACAACAATTTCTATAACTTTGCAGATTTAGTGAAGGGACTCAAGGATGGAACTCAGCAAGCAGGACGCCCAACTATTGTACGAAAGAGCGAAGAGTGATCCTGTATTTTTTGCATCTGAGATACTAGGAGTACACTTATGGGAAAAGCAGATACAGATATTGGAGTCGATAAAGGACAATGCGAATACTTGTGTAGCGTCGGGCCATGGGGTGGGAAAGACATTCACGTCAGCCGTGGCGACATTATGGTTTTTATTCACACACGAGGACGCGAGGATTATAACAACTGCCCCAACGAATCGACAAGTCGAGAGTATTTTGTGGGCAGAAATTGCCAATTTGTACAAGAATGCGAGGGTTCCCCTCGGTGGTAGGATATTAAAGACGAAGATTGACATTAGCGAGAAGTGGTTCGCTATGGGATTGTCGACGGATGACCCAGATAGATTTCAAGGACACCATGCTAAGCATATGCTGCTTATTATGGACGAGGCGCCCGGAATAGATCCCCGTATCTACGAGGCAGCACAAGGTATTTTAACACAAGCCAATTCAAAGTGTTTATTGATTGGCAACCCGACTTCACCGTCGGGACCGTTCTTTGACGCGTTTCATAATAGGTTATGGAATAGTTTTTATATTAGTTGTTACGACTCTCCGGCTATTGCAGATCCGGAAGCGTATCCTGCACTTACAACCCAGAAGTGGATTGACGAGCGCAAGGAGGAGTGGGGCGAGCATTCGCCAATGTTCGTGTCCCGTGTTCTCGGACAATTTCCTTCTGAGGGTGAGGATACGCTGATACCTTTAAGCTGGTGTCATCAGGCAGTAGCACGCTTTGAAAAGAGTAAAGAGCATTGTAAGGTGTCCGACCATGTCTACTTAGGTCTCGACGTGGCGCGATACGGAAGTAACAAAACAGTGCTTACACATTATGTTCCAAACAGGTTGATGTATCAGACTTCCATTCAAAACAAATCAACAACGGAAGCAGCACAACTAGCTATTAAAGACGCAATCTCTGCAGGACCAAAAATGATGCAGATTACCGTCGACGATACCGGAGTTGGGGGTGGCGTAACTGATCGCCTTCGCGATTTGGGTTACCCAACGATCGGTATCAACTTTAGTCAGAAGCCGACAGACCCGTTACATTTTAGGGGAATACGTGATGAGATGTACTGGCACTTAAGGGAGTTATTTAGAAGTGGTGAGATTGCAATACCTAATATTCCTAATCTTATTAATCAGCTTAGTGGTATTAAGTACAAAATTAATACTAGAAGTGGTAGGATAGAGATTGAAGGTAAAGATGAGATGAAGAAGAGGGGAATGAAATCTCCCGACGAGGCAGACAGTACCGTTATCGCAGTATGGGGAGCGAAGCGAATGAAAGCATCAGGACATTTTAGACAGCGCGCGATGGGCAGCAGAACTAATTATGGAAATGTAGCTTACTATTAAGGAGAAGATATGCGTAACAGTAAAGATGGAAGTTATGGCCCAGGGCCACACGCAGGAAAGAATTTAGTATCACACGCAACAGCAAAAAAGATAGTGGCGGAGAGAAAGACGGTTGATAAAGGTTCTCCAGCTGGTGCGCATAAGTATAAGGTTAAAGGCGAGATAATGGACTAAGGAGAAAACTATGGTAAACCGTGCAATAAAAATGGCACCTGAAGATGATCCAAGTGACGGTACTGGAGAGATTGAAAATGAGTCAAATCTAAATCCATTACTTCTTAAATTATCTCCTGAGAAACAAGAAGAGCTCGTCGCTATTATTATGGAAGATTATAATAATGCACTTGAAGCCCGTCAAGAAACAAGTTGGGGGACAGATAAAGATGGAACAGGTGTAGACTTTGATACGAAGTATGCAGATTTAGTTGCGTTGTATGAAGGAGACGATGTACAACGTCCAGAGAATTGGATGTGTGGGCGCTCTTTGAAAATTGCACAATCTATCGTCGAGATGTTAGTAGCTAGACTTTTTCCTGCAGTATGGAATGAAGATACAATTAGATGGAAGCCAGTTGAGTTTACAGATAAAAAACGTACAGCAGCTGTTAATGAAATTATGCGCTGGGTATTTATTTCTTGGATGAAGATACGTCCTGATATGTTGGAATTAGTTAGAGCATCAATTAGTTTAGGAACAGTTTATACAGAACCTTATTGGTCAGTTAATAAAAAAGATATTGGAGAGACGGAACAACAGGAAGTTGTCGACGAGATGGGACAACCTGTGATGGATGAAGGAACAGGAACACCTATGTCGGTTGAACAACAAGTGTTAACTGTAGACGAGAAACCTGCTGTTAAAAATATCCCGTTAACAAAAATCTTAACACAACCTGGTTGTACTGATATACAAAAAGAACCAGTTATTAAATTAGAAGATTTTTATTATTATGAATTAGAAGCAGAACAAAAACAAGGTATCGTTGAGAATGTCGACGAGAAACTTAAAGATAAAGTTACAGAAGGAATCATAACTAAATTTGGTTCCGAGTTAGAAAAAGCAGAAAAGATTGCATCGTTACATGCGAAGAGACGTAATACTCAAGTCGAATGTTTGACGTGGTATGGTCCGTTCGATGCGAATGAAGACGGCTTTGCAGAAGAGATCGCAGTCAGAGTTGCTATAAGAGATGAA